ATAGTCTTGTAATAAGGTCATCATCCTAACGTTATTCCTGTCAATAGGGATATCATCAATAGCAGTTGGCGTGTGTGTAAACGTACCATCAGCATTATAAGTAACGTCAGTCCAGCCACCCCTATTAAATTCAGGGTGGTATATTCCTAATAACTCAATACTATCATCAATAGTATAGTCCCAGTCATTACTATCCCTATCAGGATAATAAGCTATCTTGGTATATTCTAACGGGTTACCATTATTACCAAAATACCTATTATATAAGGCTTGGTGCTCTTCTCTCGTCATATTGAACGGCTTTAAAGGTGACGTTAACAACACCCGCCTTTTCGGCAGGTGCTTTAACAAACTTAACAATAAGAATATGTACTATCAAATTAATAAACGATAATACAAACAAACTAACAAGTAACATATAAAAACCTAATATAAATTGTTCCATAAAATTAAAAGATTAAAATGATTAGACAAATTAAAATAGTACCCAATTGTAGTACAGCACTTAACATATCCATATTAACATTACGCATATTGATAAGGATTATAGTTAACAATATCTTCTTGGGTAGCTTCCTCAATAAAAGCAGCTGTAGCGTTCTTACCTCTAAACTTATATGGCTTTAGTACATAAGTTATATAGCCGTACTTCCATTCCATATCACCTATGATGGTAAATAGCTTTCCATTAGCTTTACCACTAATAGTATAGGTTAAGCCTCTTAATGTACCAGGTACTACCCTAACTATAGTACCGTGTGCTAGTCTTGCTGTCTTGTCAGCACTAGCGATTGTTGTGATTTGTTCTATCATATTGAATTGATTTAATGTAACCTTTATTAGTTACAGATGCGAAGATAAGGTGCAAATTGATATTTGCCAAATATTTTATAAAAAAGTTATTAACATTATTAAAATAATATTGTGGATAAGTAGCCATATGTCCCGTTATTAATATAAATATCCGCAATTATCCCGAAAGTCTAAGTATTTTCCCCTGTAGCGAGCAGCATGGCTGCGAGCGAATAGAGTACCACGCAAGCCAAACTGAAGCCCAACCAGCTAAGACCCTCTCAATATAAGGATATAAAGATTATACGCTCGCACTCCGTGCTCGCTTCATCCCTGGATATAATGTGGATAAATAAACGTACATATATTTGGCAATATGATAAGGATATAATATGCGCCCTGCAGCGAGCGTAGCGAGCGGATAATTGTGGATAACTTTATTTGGCTATATAAATAAAATATAGTATAGGACACAAGGCTACCTGCAAGCGAGGCTGACCGCAAGGGCAGGCGAGCGGATAATAGTGTGGGGGAATTGTTTTATCATTTACTTGGACCATGGGCCGAAAGTGTAATGCCCTGTACGTGCAACCCACGAGCCACCAGCTGAGGGTAATTATCGCTCCTCGTTTCACTCGTCGCTACAGGTTATTTTAAAGGGGTAAATTTAGAAGATAATAATAAAAGGGTATAATGTGTTGTCTTAATATTCAGGGTTCCAAAAAAGGGCTTAAAATGCAAATTGTTTATACCCCACTTTCTGTACCAGCTAAGGGTAATATTAATGTCTAAATTCGGTTCTTACTGTAAAACCTGTAATATCATCAAATATAAGATCTTGTTTAATATATTCACTTCTCCATAAATCTTCAATAAATCTATTACGTTCTTGTCTAAGAAGTTGCCAGTAATCTTCTAATTGCCATTCATCTCTTGCGACAGTTGAACGAAAATATCTATTGGCTGTATATAGATTATTTTGATGTTGATAAACATATCTAGCATTTAAATGACCTTCAATTGTATTTGGAATGGGGTAATAATCTTCAATATGTTCTGGCTCATCTGGTATATTATCTTGAAAAAATTTAAAATTAATCATATTGATAAATATAAAAAAAAAGGACCAGTATAGAAATACCAGTCCGTTTATTCAATATGAATGACAAATCACAACAGATGTCATAATGCAAATATAGTATATATTATTTAGTTTCCAAAATTATTTTTGAAATTAATAAGGTAGCGTGGTTTTCCATAAAGGTGCTACTGAGTTTATCGTTTATCCATAATATCATAAAGTCTTCAAATGTCTTCATATATTGTTCTTTATCTTGTTGATTTTCAATAACATATTGGAATGTATAGAAGAATTTTTTAATACCTTTAAGGCTATTAAGTCTTGATAGTATTGTTTCGGTTGGTGCGTTATCGCCGAATAGATTATACATCATTTCGGGTCTGGTATCCATTAGGTTTTGATAAGCGCCTTTTCTGCTGAAAGCGGGACGAGTTGTACGAGTTCTGTTCTTTTGCATAATGATAATATAATAAAAAGGGCCCGATATAGAAATACCAGGCCGAAAATGAAAATATTTAAAACCGAGAGAGAATTATTTTTTATTTTTATAGGTGGCAACACATATTGCAACCAATTGGTCTTGGGGTTTGTTTTCTTTTCCGATTACGCCCATACATCTACCAATAAAGTCATTAAGCCCTTCACCTTTATTAGGTTGAGGAATTACGAATGATTCGGATGCTACTTGTGTATTTGGTACGTCTTGAAATGAGTTAATGTCGTTAAACATTTCGCGTCTGATTTTGATAATTGTTTCTAGTTTCATGATACCTTGTTTAATTTTAATCTGAATAGAGTTTGTGCTATCAATTCTGATAGTTCGTCAACAATATTTTGTAGGAAGCTTTCTTTAAATACTTCTCTATTATTTTGTATGTATGCGTATAGGGTTGTGAAGTATTTGATTGTTTCTTCACAATCTACATAATCAATATATGGTGCGGCTTTATAGCCAGTTACTTCGCCGTATAGTGCTGTATATGTTTCTGTTAGTCTATCAATAATGTCTAATACATCATCATAATAACCACCAAGTGCCACGTGTTCGCTATATACTTGAGTTTGGTTATGGAATATATGTACTTGAGGGGATGAGTTCCTTAATACTGATAAGAATTCGGAGCAGGTTGCCATAATTATTTAATTTTTATAATGAGTTATGTTTTTTTAATTTTCTATTTTCAACCATTAGTTCATCAACTGTTTTTTGCAGTTCTTGAACTTTTGTGTTTAGTTCGTGTATTTCGTTCTTTAAATCATCCACAATTTGTTTATATAGGCTAATGGATAGTTCCAAGTTTCTTAATACCTGGTTATCCGTTTCAGCATCTGATTTGCGTTTTCCTGCGAACCAGGCTGCAGCACCTGTTAATATATTGGAGATAATAAGGATTAGTTCGTTATTCATCAGTTTTTTTGGTATATATTTTATCTTTAATTTCTTGGACTATTTTTTTAGATAGAATTTTACAATCATAAGAAGATGTATTTTCTTCAGCTTGACTTATGATAAGCATTAATTCAACAAGTTGTCTTTTATTTAATTTGAGTGTATATGTTTCACCCTCACTTAATAATTTAAAATCTGGATACATATTACCAACATTCAGGGCAGTTTTGCCAAGCGTGCGCCCACTCGCTATAAACTTTTATTCCTTTTTGGTACATATCTCTAATATCATAACCTTTTCTGGTTGAGTATTTCAAGAAAATACCATTATTATATTTTTGTATTCTATCTGGTATCATACCATCAATAGTAGATGCGGTATTATAGTCAGGGAATTTATTTTGTCCTCTACCAGTTAATAGGTAATCCATTAATCTTTGAAGGTAGAAGTCAGCTTTTTGTTTCTGTACGTTTCTTAGATATTTGAAAGTTTCAACATCAACTGATTTTGCGCTTTCCATGGTACCTTCAACAATACCTCTATTCATGGTTCTATACATTAAAGCCGGCATGGCGTTAAAATAAGAGGTCTGAATTAAGAATGGCTGTATATATTCATCCACTAATATCTTTTCTTCTGCGTTAAAGGTATTACCTGTTGCAGATACTTGTGCTAATAGATGTTTATAGAATTTGGTTCCAAGTATAGTTTGCAGGTCTACATCCTGTGCTATCTGGCATTCTGCCTTTATTGTATCCATATCAACATTCTTATTGATATTGGTAAAGTTTTTTAATTTTATTTCTGATACTAAAAGTACTCCCATATTAGTTTTGTGTTTGTGGTTGATTGTGATTAGGATATTTTGGTTCAGGGCCTTTTGTGTGGGTTGATACTGGACCATTCTTGTTTTCTTGTGGACCACCTGGTGTTACGTTTTCAATTTCATTTCCAACAGCATATATTGATAATGGATTGATTTGTAACTTGGTAGGTTTACCTGTAAACAAACTCATCATTTTGCTGAAGACTGGTAACATTTCATCTTGGTATGGCATAATAACCATCTTGCGGAAATATTCTGAGTGGTCGATTATCTCATTCCTGCTACCCAATTTTCCAGGTGTAGATATACCAAATAACTCCGCAGAAGACACACGGTGAGAAGACAAAATACTCCTACTAATATCTTCATATAAAGATTGGTAGTAGCTGTCGTGGTCGTTTCTTGGGATTTGTACGATTTCGGGTGATTGTTCTTTTGATTCATTAAATGATACGATTGCTTGACCTGCATTATCGGAACCTCCATATTGTGATTCTAAAGCACGAACAAGGATTCTCTGCTCTTCTTCACCTGGTATTCCGTTATTGTAGTTAATCCATAATGAAGGAACCATACCTTGACGTAAGTTATTCATATGGAAGTTTTTAATCTCAACATCAATCTCAATACTTCTTTGACCTGCAGACCAGTCAGGTACAGGATAATATGTTAAACCAGGTTGATATATTTTAAAGTAAAATATTTGTACTGGGTCTTTTTCTTTTTTGCTAAATGCAGGAAAATCTTGTGGAGGATATTTCTTAGTATCTTCCCAATAAGGTGAGTAGTAATATCTATCAACCTTATCTGTATCAGGATTAACCTTACCACTTCTAACTCTAGAAAAGTCTAGGTGGTATATTTCAGCTATTTTGCTTCTATCTCTAGTCCATACAACATTAAGTGCGAAACCACCAAATAACATAAAGTCTAAAGCACATTTACGCATAATGTCTGTAATATTTTCATCAGCATTAACTAATTCAAATACAGCAGCAGGGTTATTGTCACTATAAACATCATCACCCATTATCTGGTTAACTTTTGATTTGATAATTGCTTTATGTATAGCGCAGTTATCGTATAAGTTAATAAAGTATTGAGGTAAAAGATTATTAACACCAAAATACACCCAAGGTTGTCTTGCTAATACTTCAGCAAATATGGGGAAGGTTGCTGTTTTAAAATCAATTTTTGCTAATTCAAATTTTTTTAATTCACTCATAAATTATTCTTGTATATATATGTAATTTTCATTTACTTCATTTGGTGAAATGTATTCTGTAAATGGTTTAGATTCTGCTTCGCCTTCTAATACTGCCATGGTGGTATAAACATTTAATGGGTCTGCACCACCATATCCTATAACATTTAATTGATATTGTCCTTCATAATTCAAATCATCTGTTTCCAAATCTAAAGTGCAGGTGCAATATCTAATATTAGCTGTATATTGTGCTGGATCTGATGTATCAATTGTATATGTTTTTTGTTCCTTACTCATAATATGAGTGAAAACAAAATCATAAAAATAAAAATTGGGTCTAGCATTATTGTTAATGTTTAAAACCAATTGATTTATTACTCCTTTAACGAGGTATTGCATAATAAGATATTATATATAATAAATATAAAAAAACGAAAAATAAATTGCTATAAACGCAAAAAAGCGGGTAAAAACCCGCTAAATTGTGTTTGGAGTGAAAAATATATGTCAAATCGGTTATAAAAACCTACTAATATATTATCCAACAATAGATGCACCAGTAAATACAGAACTTAAAGCACCTAAGATAGTGTTAGCTGGTTCATGTTCTTGACCTTTAAATTCAAGCATAAATCCATTTCTATCTGAGAACTGAGTACCTGTACCTGCATTACCACCTGATAAGTACATACCATTTACTTGACCTACTAAATACTGAACGTCATTTTGGTCGATAGCAATAATTTGGATGTTATCATTTTGTGATAAGATTTTTAATTGGTCTCTTTTTGTTTGGTCGTACTTAAACAATACAACTGAAAGAACTTGGTCGAAGAAAATTGTTCCGTTCTCGAAATTCTTTTGTACGTTTTGAGTAAGTGAGCTCGTGTTTCTTTTTAATTCGAAGCCGTATAAAGTAGTACCTGAAGAAGAAGTAGCACCAGTAATTGCGCCGTTAGCATCATAAGTGTAACCTGTTACAGCTCCACCACCACCAACAACATAAATTTTCTTAATACCACCAATTCCATCAGAACAACCTAAAGCAACTCCTGAAGATATATAACAACTCATAATGTATAATTATTTATTTTGTTTTTTTTTATTTTTTAAAAGCAGGGCTTTCACCTGCTTAGCTTTTTTCCTCTTTAATATTATGATAAACCGTTTGTAGCGAAATATGCTGTAGAACCGAATTGAGCGATTTGAACTCCGTAGTTGTAGTTCGCACGGAATCTAATTTCGTCAAAATCTTGTGAATACCACATTTGCATTTTTTCATGGTCTGAAGTTAAATCAAATCCAACTACTGTGTACTCTTTAGGACCAATAGTGATTTTGTTTGACCCCGCGAGACCTAATGTTGGAACCACTTTTACATTTGAATTCGGGTGGGTTGCCTCCATATTTTGAGTAATATTTGAATTACCAATATAGTTAGCGAAGAAGTTAGCACGAGTTAACGCTTGTAAATATAATTTCCAGTTTGCATAAGACATAAACACAACTAAGTCTTCACGGCTCATAGCGTTATCATCTAATGCGTCAATTAACTTATCAACTTCTGTGATTGGGTTACCTGCTGAACCATAAGATGCAGATGTAGAGAATGTTGTACCGCTTGAGTTAGCAATACCAGTATTACCTGTAGCAATTAAGTAGTATAAACCTTGGAAACAAGCATTTGTGTTACCTGTTGCACCAGTTGAACCCATCCATAATTGTTGTTCTATTCTTTGTTGAATTTGCTTAACCTTCAAATCAGCAATTTGTTGTTCGAATGGTACAGTTTCAGAAGTCTGACCTGCATTCATCAACATACTTTGATATGTAGGATAAAGTTGCTTATAACATAAAGATTCAAATACAGTCTCAGGACATGTAGTAATGTTTCTTTGAGTGAATGTGGTAGTACCACTAGTGCTTAAAGAACACGCACCAGCTTGGAAAACAGGTGAAGAATCCAATAAGTTAAGTGCTTGAGTTCCTTTAATACCTAAACGTACTGAAGAATATTTTGGAGTTGTTGCACCGATAAGAGCTTTAGCTAATAATTCACCACCAACTTGGTCTGTGTAACCAGTAATGGAACTTACTACGTAACTAAAATCTTGTTCTGAATAAATTTTCATACTCATTTTTAATAATTTTTGTTTTTTATTTTTTATTTATTTTTCTTAATGACATAAGATTTTGAATTCTTGCATCCAAATCATCTTCTTCACTAATTTTGCTAAAATTATCAGTCTTAGCATAAGTTATTTTTTTGCCTGCTGGCTCTTTTTTGAAAGCTTCAAATTGCTCGCTTAACGCGCTATATGAACTTTCCATTTCAGTTAATTTTGCGTTACAAGAATGTACGAAGTCTTTTAACATGTTATAAACTTCTTCCATCTGTGCTGGACTAACTTTAGAATCAGCTTTTGTTGTTTCTTTATCAACTGGGCTTGCTTCTTCTTGTCCTTCATCTGCAGGTGATTCACCTTTTTGTTCTGCTGGATTTTCAGCATCAGGTGCATTTTGTTGTCCTACAGATTCAACAACAGCAACCTCACCATCTTTAACTGTGATTTTGGTACCATCAACAAGTTCGTGCACTCCATCTGGTGCTGGCGTTTCTGAACCATCAGAACCAACAACATAAATTTTTGCACCTTGCTCTAGACCACCACCTTTAACGACAATTGGCGTACCATCTTTTAAAGTAGCTTTTGTGAAATTTTCTTTAACATTTGCAATTTTACCATCAGCAACCTCAACTTCAAAATCTTCGATTGAATAAGCACCATCTTCTAATGATACTCTTTCAAATGCTTCATTAATTTTGAAAATATTTTCACCATTCTCTAACTTTACAGCTTCGATAATAGTGTTATCTTCTAATTTGAAAGATTGAAAACTAGGTTCTTCTGTTAAAAATCCAAACTTAACCATTAAAGATTTAATTTCTTGAATAGCGTTTTTAGGATTAGACATAATTTTATTTATTTTTTTTTGTTTATCTATATAAGTAAATATATATTTCTTTTGTTTTTACCAAATATTACTCAATATCGCGTAATAAATCGGCTAATTCGCTTAGAAAAGCTAATTCCATACTAAAATCAGCTACCTCTTCAAAGAACCCTGATACACTAAAACCATTCAATTCACCATTCTTTACCTTAGACCATATTTCAGGATTATTAACTTTCATACTAACAAACCAAGTACCTATTGGCATACTTTCAAATCCATATGCTGTTGATTTATCGTGTTCGCTTTCCTTAATCCAACTTTCAACAACATAAACATCTTTAACTGCTGTACCATCATGCATTTGGTCGTTATTATCAAGATATTTGTTTCTCATATACTTTTCAGCTATCATCTTAATTGTTTCTGCTGTAAAGAATACATAATAAGGATTACCTTGTTTATCCTTTCTGAATATTTCCATATCAGGTACCATGGCAGGGCCTAATACCATACGTTTTTCTGAATCTGCAGCAAAATGTTCCAAACCAAATCCTTTTTTCTTTTTCTTTTCATCAATACCTGGGTCAACATACCCACCAATAGTTCCAACATTATAATCAAATTGTTCTGCTGCAACATCTTTAAGATTTTTCTTAATCTCAGCAATTACATTTGGGTTATTGTCATAATGTTTTTTAATTCCTAAATTAGAAAGTGTCCTCCATTTTGGTGCACCACCTGTAAAATGTACTTTAGAATGTGATATTCCCAATTCATCAGCTATTTTATATACAGGTCCACTATCACTAGAATGTCTTGCAGTAACGATATAAACATCATTTCCGTGAGTTAAAAGTGATTTTGCTAGTACTTGACCTCTTGTTGTTGATAAGGTACCATCATAATCTAAACTAACTTTAGCAAATTCTTCCTTAGAAAAAGATGGATTTTTAGTTCTTGTATCTGGTTGAGGTATTCCCAAAATTGTATAGTCAACAATATCAGTATATGCAGCATTATTTTCAATATATCCTTTCTTTTTATATCTTATTTTAGCCCAAATATGTCTACAATTATAACCACCACGCCATACAAAAGCTGACTGGCCGAAAGAATTTTTCTGTTTTAACATATCTTCAACTCTCCAAACCAAATCTTCAGTACATAATTCTTTACAAAATTGTCTTGTTGTATCAATTATTTTGTTACCTGAAGCTGCAGGGTTTAATGTATATTTGTATCTAATTCTATATTCAGGGGTATCCAATTCTGATTTAGCATTTGGAGTTGTTCTTGCAAAATATTCTTTATTCAAATATTCTATTTCATCAATTTCAAAACCATCTTCAAATAATTCTTTTTCAGATTTTGCAACACTTAATAATTTTTCAACATATGCAGCATCTTGACCTTCAGGTATATGAAACTCGTGTTCTTTTTCTTTATTAAATGCAACCCAATTCACTTCAATAGCAGGTTCGTCTACAAGACTAATCGAGTCGACACCTGATACTTCATCATCCTCTTCAATTTTTAATTCGTATATTTTATCTTTCTTAATCATTTTTATAAATATAAATTATCTACCTTGTTTATTGTATGCTTTAACGGCTTTATCTTTAGGTCCACGAAACTTCTGTGCTTTACCACCTTTACGTTTTCCAAATGTAATTTTATGACTATTATTTGATTTTCCTTTTGCCATATTATAATGTTGATAATGATTTTAAACGTGCAGTCTTTTCCATTTGACTGGTTAATTCAGATTGTACGATATAAGTTTTTATTATTGGTTGTTCCGGATGTGCTACATTAACTGTTTTTGGATTATCAAAATTAGCCATACCTGCAGCACCTTTTGTAAATGATGTACCACCACCCATTTGATTCATCATACTTAATAATGGTCTAAACATGGTAACAGCACCTCTTGTCATTACTGCTTCACCACCTTCTGCATTAATAGGAACACCACCAGCACCATGAGATGGTCCATAAATCATACCACCATCACCATAATTTCGTCCCATACTAGCTGAACTTTCTGTACCACCACCACCTGAACCATCAATTTGTGCGAAACCTGCAACTGTTGCGGCTATAATTGAAGCAATAGATATAGCTTCACCAATTCTAATTGATGCGATAGCTGCTGTGGCTTTTGCTGCTGCAATTTCACCTGCACCTGGTATTGGAGCCTGTGCGGCTGCTGCTGCTCTAGCAGCTTGTACTGCAGTTTGTGAATCAATAATAACTTTTGCAATTTGTGCTGCAGATACTAAAGCTAACAAACCATGTTGTATATCTTTATTTCCTTTCCACCAAGTTTGTGACATTTGTAAAACTGCATTACCCAATTGTTCGGTCCAATCAGCCCATCTTCTATAAATTGCCATTCTTGCATTTGTTTCTTGTAAATCAATTTGTAAGATAGCATCTTTATATTCTAATTCAACTTGTTTTCTTGCTTCACTACCTTCTTTAGTAGTTTGTTTCATTCTAGCATAATGCGTATATGCTTCAGTTCTTCTTTTAGCATAAAAATTTTTATCAAAAGTAGTCCACCAAGCACCTTCAATATTAGCTAGATTTTTTTGTAAATTTAATTGTGCTTTTTCTAAATTACCTCTTACTTCTAATTCTTGACCTGTAATTTCACTTAATTTTTTTTCGTGTTCTAATCTAATTGCTTCCAATTTTGCAGCATTATCTTTAGCAGCTTTTACCTTTTCATCATATCTAGCTTGTTCCAATTCTCTTTCTTTATCATAATATTCTTGAGAACCTTGAAATAAACCATTTAATTCTTCTTGTCTTAAAGTGATTATGAATTGCATTCTTTCAATTTCTAATTCCTTTAAAGCTTTATTTCTATTTGTAACTGCAATTGTTTCTAATGCTGTTTTATTAGTTATATCAACTCTAGCCCTTTCCATTTCAATTTTATAATTGCTTTCAATTATTTCTGTTCTTTTTTTGAAATAGTCTTCTGTAC